TGTTGGGTCACCAGGTAAATCTTCAGTCTTAACCTTATCTGCTTCACCACCTTCTTTGATAGTTTCCATAGATTGCATCTTCTTCTCTAATTCTTCAATACGATAAGCCATCTTTTCAATTACTGACTTCATATCTTCATCTTCAGGGATTGGATTTGCTGTTTCTTCAGTTGCTACTTCTTCATCATCACCCATGTCACCACCAGCGATACTTTCCATTTCAACTGCTTCATCTGCTGCTGGAGTTTCAACTTCTACGTTTTCTCTCTCAACAATTTTACCATCTTCTGTTTGTACTTTGATTCTAACATCATTTCCTTCAGAGTCTTTTAATACTACCTCATGCTCACCATTTGGAGCTGGAGTTTTAGTACCATCTTCAGATACAACATCTACAGTTTCGCCTAAATCAAATGTAGGAGATTCTAATATTGTACCATCTGCTAATTTAGCGTAAGTGAATAGAACTTCTTCTTTTGATAAAGAAAGAGTTTTTACTATTCTATCTAATACTTGTTTTGCGTTCATATTATTGATTATTTAGTTATTTAACAATTTGTTTTTTATTTATAGTAATTTTTTAGATTATCTATCTCTCTTACCTAAGAATGTAAAAGTTCCATTAGATGTAAATGTGTGGTATGTATAATCTCCAACCGTAGAAATAGTTCCACCAGTTGCATCAAATATATTATTAGGATTAAAGTATCTTAAAATTGATATACCACTTCCACCACTTCCTGCAGGAAATGCATTCCAGTTACTACCTCCACCACCACCGCCTGAATTAGCTGCAGCGCTTGTTGCAGGGTCACCACCATTTCCACCGCCTGTAGCTCCACCATCAGTTGCAACTGAGCCAAAACTTCCAGCTCCTCCTCCACCTTGTGGTCCATATTGTATAGTTGGACTTAAATACCACAAAGTACCATTTGCAGCAAATCCAGCATTAACACCAGGAGTTCCACCTGTTGCTCCACCACCACCTGCTCCTCCATTTGAAGTTGCTATGGCGATTGATTCATATGTTAAAGTACTATTTTGTCCATTTGCACCAGTATTTCCTTGTAAAACACCACCTGCTCCTCCATTTCCTATAACAATAGTTGCTGTGGTTAGATGTGTTATATCAAATGATGAACTTAAGAACTGGCCACCGCCACCTCCATTTCCACCATTTCCACCATCACCGGCATTAGCGCCACCACCACCGCCAATTATCATATATTCAATAGGAGTAATTAGTATAGGAGCAATAGTTCTCCTTTGACATTCTACTATATTAAAATTTAAATTTAGCATATTATTATCTAAATGCGATTATTTTATCAGCTGTTGAAGATGCAGATACTGCACATATAATACCAGGTATAAATCCAGATGCTGATGAGAATGTTAATACAGATTGGTCATAAGTTTTAACAGTCAAGCTTCCAATTACACCAACATATAATCCACCAGCTACAAATCCAAATTGAGGAGTTTCTGCATTAGCTGATGCAAATGCTGATCCTGATATTGGAGTTACTGCTACACCACCTACGAATTGAGGATTGGTTACATATGATTGTTGAGTTTCTAATTTCATATTATTTGTTTGTTTTATTATTTAACAATTGTAACTCTATTTTTATTGATTAGTTATACATTTCTACCTAATGTAGTTTGAAATGCCTGTACAGCTGTATTATAATTTGTTACTTCCGTTGGTGTTAATCCTTGTCCAAGAAAAGCATATGCATAGTTTCTACTTGCTGGGTCTGATGCGCCTCCACCTATATAATATTGATTTGATGTTGCTGCACTTAAATTATAGTCTGTACCAAATCCAATTTGAGTACCATTTCTATAAGTAAATTTAGTATTAGATGGAAAATTTACTCTACTATAAGTTCCAACAAAAAATCCAGCACCTGAAGCCACAGCTGCACTTTGATTATCAGAACCTAATATAAATTTATTATTTCCATCACCATATCTACAAGATACATAATGAGATAGTGCAGTATTTCCAATATCAACTCCTGTATCAGAAGCTGAGGTTCTACTATAAACTCCAATTGAATTACTTCCACTCCAGCTTCCAAATAAATCTCCAGTAAAGCTTGTGCCAGCCCATTGAGTATTACTATTAGTCATTCCATTATCATTGAATGTCCAGCTACCTGTATAGTTTAAATTATATTTTGTTGTATCTTTTAAATTCCATTTACATGATTCTGAACTTCCACCAACCATAGGATAGATAGCATACATTTTATCCCATAAACCATATCCTTTTAAATCATTTACTAATGTATTTACTGCACTAGCTATTGTATAATTGTTTATTGTAGCTGATGATGATAAAAATAAATATGATTCTGAATTTAGTGTAATTGGATATGAAACTACATCATCCATTCTTACTCTTTCAACAAAAACATCATTTATTAAAGTATTTCCAACATATATTGTTTGCATATTAATTAAATTTTAAGCGTTTACTACCATACTTGGTGGTGGAGTTATTGTTGCGCCGGTGTATCCTTTATCAGTTCCTTTGTATATTCTAAAGTCTTGATATTGAACAGTTTGAGTAGCATCACCACTGGCTTTTCCTAATAATTGAGTTGGATTATTATTTCCAATAGTAATAGTAGAAGTACTAAAAGATATTACCCTTGTACCATTCCAATAACAATAGAAGTTATTTCCACTTCTAACAAAAGCCCAATGTCTCCACACATCTCCTGTTTTATCTAATCCAGTTGATGAATCACCATAATAGTCACCAGGTCCAACAAGGAATCTAATATATGCTGGCGTTTGGCTGAATGTAAAGTTACCCGTATCTCCGTACGCTCTTAACATAGCTATACCAGTACCATCTATCGTAGCATCAGTATTAACATAAGCTTCCCAAACAAAGTCTGAGTTACTCATTTGTAAATCTGCTGGGACTGTTGTAGGACCCCAAGCTCCAGCATTTTGGTCACCTGATAACTTTAATGAAGTATTATATCCATCTGTAGAGAATGCTGTTTTACTTCCATTTGCTACAATTGTTCCACTACCTGTTGCTGGGAACGAATAGTTTGTTCCACTTCCTTTGATAGAAGCATGTATATCACTTAAATAACTAGTCATACCAAAACTACCAGAAAAGTAATTCATTGGCTGTGCGTATGATATATAAGATGCATATGTGTCAGGTCTAATATAAGGTAAAGTTTGTGGAATGAATGGACTATATTCTATTCTGTCCTCACCTAAATAAGTTTGTCCAACTAAAGTTCCGCCTAAAAATACGTTTGTTCCTATAAATGCCATAAATAATTATTTTTTATCCAGCAAACCTTCCTAAAGTTTTTTGGAATTCAGTGTTTATATTATATAAGTTAAACATTTCAGTAGATGTTAATCCTTTAGCCATATAAGTAGCTGCATGCTGTTTTGTAGAAAAGAATGCTCCTGTACCTGCAGAATTTACACCTAATCCAATCATAGTTCTTGATGTTGGTAGTGTTGATACTTGTGTTATATTTGTAATAGTTCCATTGTAAAATTTATCATAATTAGCAGAACTAGTACGGCTTATACCAAAAAATCCAATTGATGTTGTTGATGCTGGAGATGATGAAAGTGTATTATCATTACATCTACTAGTAAAAGTATTTGTTGAAGAACGAGCACCAAAGTTAAAACCAATGTTACTTTCAATATTACCAAAATCAACTTTATCTTCAGCCGCATTTGTTCTAATATAGATAAATGTACTTATATCATTTTGTCCAAAGAATGTATTTGTTCTTGGATTTACTAAAGTATTATAAAATGCATTTGTACCATTACCAGTTATACCAGTACTACTAAATGTTGGAGTTCCACCATATGTCAAAGTATCTCTACCAACATTTACTAAATTATATTGGAATGTGGCTGAAGTTCCGCCTACAAATGGATATATAGCATACATCTTATTCCAAAGTCCAACATTTTTTAATTGTAGAACTAAATTATTTACAGCTTCAGCTTCAGCTCCACCAATACGAAGGGTATTAATAAATGTACCAGCATTTGGGTCAAATTGATTTTGATTTGCGAATGGTGTAAACATATTATATTAAATTATTTATTTTAGCTAAATAAACATTTGTACTATCAAATGATATGAATGTTAGTATATCTTCTCTACCAGTACTACCTGATGTAGGTAAGTAACGGCTTCCACTTACTTGCTTAACATTTGATGAGAATGAAGCTGTTGGAGCAGTTGGACTATTTTGTACAGTCTTTAATAAAAGATTTGCTACTTCACCAGGTCTTACATTAGTTATATTAAAGAATTGAGAACCTGTAACCAAACAAGTATAGAAATCCCCAGCTGCAAAATCTATTGATGCTGTTGATGATACAACACTTGCTGATATCACATTACCTACAAATGAACCAGTTACAGTTAATGAACCAGATATAATTGCTGAACCAGTATAAGGGAATGGATTAGCTAATAAGTTACTTCCGCTAATCACATACATTGTATTTGGTTGTGTTGCTGAAGTTGCTAATAGATTACCATAAGAAGAACTATCAATTGTTACAACATAATTTACAGCTGGAGTAGATGTGTATATATCAGTTATGTTTGATATTACGCTACCACTATAAATTCCCATACTCATTGATACCGAACCAGTAACTCCCAATGAACCAGTAATTTGTGCACTACCAGAGAATGGGAATCCAGCTCCACTACCACCAGTTGAGCTTGTACCAGATGTACCTGATACACCACTTGTTCCTGATGTTCCGGTTAATCCAGATGTACCTGAAGTACCAGATACTCCAGTTACTCCAGATGTTCCCGAAGTACCTGCTGTTCCGCTTGTACCAGATATATTAGAACCAGAAACGATATATAATGTGTTAGGGTCTTTTGTTCCTAATGATGAATAAGATGCTGAACTAATAGTTACAATTTTAGTAGCCGGTGCAACATCAGTATATATGTCACCTAAATTGGTAACTACTGATGAACTAAATGAGCCACTCAATACTGTCAAGCTTCCAGTTACTCCTAAAGAGCCTGTTATTTGTGCTGAACCAGAGAATGGGAATCCTACACCAGTTCCACCACCACTACCTGCTACTAAAACAATTGATGCTGTGTTAGCAGATACAGTTATTGATTGTACTGCAGAGCCACTAAAATCTAAATATTGTGCAGTTCCTAATGTTACACTTGCTGATGCTATTGTATTAATTGATGTTAATCCAGATGTACCAGAAGTACCTGCTACTCCATTAATTCCAGAAGTACCAGAAGTACCAGATGTTCCACCTGTGCCAGATATACCTGAAGTTCCAGATGTACCTGAAGTACCAAATGCTCCAAATGAGTTAAGATATAAATTATCTCCTGCTGATGGAGCTAAATTAGAATTACCCACAGTTACTCCATAAACGTACCAAGCACTTCCACCAGATGTATTAAGTGTTGGACCAGATGTTATAGTTCCATACCAATACTGTCCAACTAAAGAAACTATTTTTAATATTGAACCAGGTACTAATGATTGTAAAAATCCACCTTGAGATACTCCGCCATCTGCTAAATTATTTATTGAAATAGATGTTGCTGAACCAGGTGATGCATTATTAAACAACATATTAGTTGCACCAGGATCGCCTGATGTTGCTGTTGAATAATTCCAATCATCAATATATGCTGTTAATCCAGACGTACCAGAAGTGCCAGATGTTCCAGATGTACCATTAACTCCAGACGTACCATTGATTCCAGATGTACCATTAACGCCGCTTGTTCCATCAACTCCATTTATTCCTGATGTACCTGATGTACCTGATGTACCTGATGTACCAGACGTACCAGACGTACCGCTTGTACCACTACTACCATCTAATCCATTTACTCCAGATGTTCCCGATGTACCAGATGTGCCTGAAGTTCCAGAAGTTCCTGAGCTACCATCTAATCCGTTTATTCCAGAAGTTCCAGAAGTGCCGCTTGTTCCGCTTGTACCAGACGTACCATTAGTTCCATTGATTCCAGAAGTACCTGATGTTCCTGAGGTTCCTGATGTACCAGAAGAGCCATCTAATCCGTTTACTCCAGAGGTTCCTGACGTGCCCGATGTACCTGATGTGCCGCTTGTACCAGAAGTACCTGAGCTTCCTCCCGTTCCATCTAATCCATTTATCCCACTAGTACCAGACGTACCTGCTGTTCCAGAAGTACCTGAAGTACCTGAAGGTAATTGAGATATTATAAACAACATCTGATGATTGTTAGGAAACGAATATGTTGATGTTATTAAAGTTACTGGGAATGTCCAATATGTTGTATTATCTACTCCAGTACCTACTGTCCATCTTTGATAGTTTGTATGTGATGATTGGTCTTGTAATACTATGATTGAACCCGATGGGATATTACTTAAGAATATATCATCGTTATTTCCATTTTGGTCTATCTCACTTACACTTATTGATGTTGCTGATGCTTGGGTTGCATTATTCCAAATGATATGTCCACTACCAGGGTCACCAGTTGTTACACCAGTCTTTGCTTGATAATTAAAGAATGTATTTGATTGTCCATCTTGTCCGCTTGTTCCGTTTGAACCATTAGCTCCACTGGTGCCAGATGTACCACTCGTACCACTTGTACCGCTAGTTCCAGAAGTTCCATTACTACCATTTACCCCAGAAGTTCCTGAAGTACCTGATGTTCCGCTAGTCCCAGATGTTCCCGATGTTCCTGATGTGCCAGAAGTACCCGAAGTACCATCCGTTCCTTTTTGTGCTAATAAATTCCAATAAAGAATTTGTGTAGCTGGATTCTCATTTAAGCTAACATTTATTGCAATATATGATGAACCATTGTATTCTACTATATCATTAATTGCGTATGTTGTTCCACTATTCCAAACTCCTTGCCAATTTAATCCTAAACCAGAAGTACCAGAAGTTCCTGATGTGCCACTTGTTCCAGATGTTCCAGATGTTCCAGACGTACCCGAAGTTCCGCTTGTACCAGAAGTGCCTGATGTACCAGATGTTCCTGAAGTACCATTACTACCATTCACTCCACTAGTACCAGAAGTACCAGAGGTGCCACTTGTTCCGCTTGTTCCTGATGAGCCTGATGAACCATCCAATCCATTAATACCGCTTGTTCCTGATGTACCAGAAGTCCCAGAAGTGCCACTACTACCAGACGTACCTGATGTTCCGCTTGTACCAGACGTTCCAGATGTACCAGAAGTTCCCGAAGAACCATCCAATCCGTTTATGCCTGAAGTACCTGATGTACCAGACGTTCCACTTGTACCAGAACTGCCTGATGTTCCACTACTTCCTGAGCTACCGGTAACACCAGAAGTTCCTGATGTGCCACTTGTTCCAGAGGTTCCTGAAGTTCCGCTAATTCCAGATGTGCCTGAAGTACCAGCTGTTCCAGATGTAGCTGATGTATATGATGTTCCGTTAATTACTAAATTACCTTGAATAGAGAATGAACCAGTAACTCCACTGCTTCCACTTATTTGTTGTCCGCCTGTAAATACGTTTGAACCAGTTGTAGCTAAATTACTAATATTAACTGATGTTGCATTTACATTAATTGTTGCTACGTTACCAGCTAATGAAGCAGTTATACTACTACCTACAAAGTTCAATGCAGTTGCTGAACCTAATGCAGTTCCTTCTTCTTGAATTACAACACCACTACCTGATAGTACTAATGCATCTACTTGATTCTCCAACATTGCTATTGAAGAACTAACTGATGCTGAATCAATGTTGTATTGACCTTCATCTACTAAGGAATCAATCATATCAGTATTGAATCCTCTTAATAAGGCTGGTGTAATATATCCAAAATTATTATTTGGAAAGTTACTTTGATTTTCCGCTTCTAACTGCGTTTTATTTAATTGAGACATACTTTATATCTTTGTTTTATACATTTCCAATATCAAATCCACTAGAGAATCCTTTGCTAAACGCTCCTAATTCTACTCCAGCTTTTTGAGTGTTACCAATAGATTGTCCTATTAGTGCACCATCACAACAGTCCATAGAATAAGTGTCAGAATCATCACATAAACAAGCTCTACGCTTATTATGAGGAACTGCTCTACCTCTTGTAGGTCCCAAATAAATCCCCTGATTCTTTCTTTGATTCTGTCTATATGCCGGTGTACCCATTATATTGATTTTGCTGGTGGATAGATTAAACCGATTCCCTGTGCTCCCATAGTCTTATCACAACATTTTTGAGAATAAGTGTTCTTATTTCTACATAAACAACCCATTCTATTTCCTTTTCTTGGGGAACTTAACGATTGTGTTGCCTGTGGTTTTTGTTTTGGAGTAGCTACAGTTCTCAGCTTCATCTTATTTCTTTTAGATTTAACAACTTAAGATATAAAAGTTATGAATCTACCTCATCTTCTTAATTGATTCCTTATACATCAGGTCTTCTAAATGTGCTACATCTGCCTGATATGCTAACCAAAGTAAACATTTCTCCAATGGTTCTTTAACTATCTCATCAATTCTACCTATATCGTTTTGTGCGAGTTGGACAAGGCTTGAGTAAGATTTCCACTTTTTTCCAAAATTGATTTGATGCTGTGAGGAACTTCCGTCAAATCCATCAAAGATTTCTGGATATCTTTCTGCAAGTCCAGCAGTATAGTTTTGAAAAAAAAAAGTGTGCCAAAGTGAATATCCATGCTGACATCCATAAAAGCTGTACCATCTATTTTAGCATCGTATGTTTTGATATCGTATAATTGTCCAACCTTATTAGTTACAGGTCTATATAGTATTGACATGATTTCAGCCCACTTCTCATTTATCTCAATCGTTTCGTACTTTGATATATCTACATACGCTCCATAAGCTATCTTACTTAAATCAGGTTCAAATCCATATTCTACATCGCCTATCTTAATTAGCTTTTGTAATTTTAAATCAGTTGTATTGAAGAAAGAAACTAAATCATTCTTAATAGCAATGTATGTATCTATGTCCAATTGGTTGATATATTCTAATGGAAAGTTACATAGGTGATGGAATAGAACTGCTGTAATAGCATCTTCCTCTCCTTTATATACTTCTAAATCTTTTCTTAAAGCTAGATATTGTTTTAGAGTTACAGCTGACCAATTAGTAGGTACTTCTATTTTAATCTCTTTTTTCATATTATATCTTATTTGATTTTGGTGTTGTAATTACCTTACCCTTTGGTACTGCCCATTGTTCTGGATTAACTAAATCTAATTCAGTATTCATTACCGTCACTTCAGTAATAGGAACTATTGGTTGTGTTTTTTGTGCTAATAGAGCTTGATACTTCATCTCAGCTGAATTCCTTTGTTGTAGAGTAGCAGTTAAGTAAGCTTTAGTCTTCTTTAATTCTTCAAACATAGTAACTCTTTCTCTTTCAACATAAGCTACATACTCAGCCATCTCCATAAAATCCTCTTTAGTGAGGTTGTCTAAATCTAATTCTTTTTCCATATTATTTGTTTTATCTTACGCTTATTATATATTTTCCAGCTGATGTGGCTTTATTACTTAACTTCATCATACAGGCATAACGTGCAGCATCTATTAAGTGATTGTTAAAATCAATTGGTTTGTCTAATTGCTTACCGAATCTATCAGTACTCCACTCATACGAATAGAACTCATTGGTTAGGTTCTGACAACTCTTTGGTATGTTTATCTTATAATTCTGCATTACTTGAATACCAAAATTGATAGAGTCCTTACCTTTAATTACTGGACGTATATTATATCCTAGCTTATACAATTCATCTATAAGTCTTGGTTCTGCTGAATCTGCATATATCTCTTGTCTACCTTCTACTACCTTACTCAACATAGAATCAATGTCCGATGTTGTCATTCCTTTCTCATAGCAATGCTCTAATAGATAAAGCTCATTGTTCATCTTCCATACACTACATAAAGCAGTTGGGTCAGCTGAGTATCCAAAGTCCAAACCAAAACAAACGAATTCTGCTTCATCCGGTATCCATTCTATTGTACTGAATTCAAATATAGCTTTCTCATTACCTACCCATTCGCCTAAACCATAAACTTTCCATGCTTTTGGATTAGATGTTCGTAGTTCTTCAATAGCCTTCTTAACTGTGATATCTAAATAAGGATTGTTTTTGTATGTTGTAAAGTATCTGCTACAATCACCCATTACTCTTATCCAATGATATGGAGATACAGTAGGGTTATAACTTAATATAATAGGGCCTGTTGTACGAATTTGTAGCTGGAAGTATGATTCTTCATCTATCTCATTTGCTTCCTCTAACCATAAGATGCTACTCTTTAATCCTCTTAGCTTCTCCGCATCATCGGTTGATATGAATTGTATTATTGAATCGTTATAGAATGTGTATATCCTATCGCTTATGTTAAAATCATTCTCATTCCATATATCCAGCAATTGCATTACATCTTTAAAGTCCTTCATTACAGTTCTCTTTAACGATGGGATAGTTTTACGAACAATTGTTATTATCTCTTTGTTCTCTAATGCTTTAACGATACACCATTGTAATAAAGCATATGTTTTGCCTGAACGAGTTCCTCCAATGTGGTGCGTTACTCTTGTTGGAGAATCTTGCTGATTTTGATAAGTGATTGTGGTATTAATTTCCAGATTCATTATCTAATATCTTTTGAGTTACATTTACAGTAATCTGCTCTATCCTTTGATTCACTTCAGCTTTCACTTCGGTTCTACTCAACTTAGGGATTGTATATTCTAATAGCTTAAATGCTAATTCTAATGCAGCTTGTGGGTCTTTCTTCTTTATCTCCTCTAAATCTTTTGATAGGGTAGATAGGGTATTATCAACTGCTCTTGCTATTGAAAGCTTAACCATCTCCGTAGAACGATTAACTGCTCCTTTAGGGCGCCCTTTACTTAATTGATGTCCTTTTTCAAACTTAGCCATTATATTCCATTATTTAATTGGTTTCTTATAATTTAACACAATACCTCACCTTTGTAGTGAAGCACCTCAGGATTAGGTTATAATAGGGAAGAACTTAATTCCTGAATGGATTATCTATTGTTTCCCTTAAATGTTTCTTAGCTCTTTTGATTTGTGTAAAAGATGTGGATTTGCATATCTTAATTTCTGCTGATAACTTCTCTAATGTCATCTTATCATTGAAGAAATATAATTGAGCTAATTTAGATGCAGGCCATAACTTAGTCCTCTCCATATTCTTTAGCTCATCTATTACCTCATTATATGCTTTATCTATTCTTTCGTCTGAATCTATATCATATTCATTATCAGGTGTGTCCGTTTCCGTATCCGGTTGGTAGGTTATCTTCTTATCCCTTTTTACTTTGTTTAGGAATCTTGATTTAATGAAAGCGTATGCATACATTACGTTAAATGAATTACCCCACCATAAAGCAGGATTAACTCTTTCTCCTAAATACACATAAAGCTCACCAACTAAATCTTCAGCTACTTCTCTATCCTTTACGATATTGAATGTAGCTGCTAATAACCATTGATGAGATTCTCTATATAGTACTTCTAATCTCTTTGTATTTTCTAATTGTTTAGAGTCTCTCATTTACAAATTTTCTTAAATCAGCAACACATGCTCCCCATAACCCAGCAGATGATTTACAACTGCATGGTTGATTTGTTCTTTCACCTCTAATCATATTACACTTACTCCATAGTGTACCCATTAGATGCTCAGGTAGAAATGATTTAATTCCTTCTAAATGTTCTTTTAATTCGTTAAACTCTTGCTCATTAAGAGGAGAGTATTTGTTCTCTACTATTTGCTCTTCCATATTATGATAATTCTGCTATTTGGTCTAATGGAGTCTCTCTCCAAAATCTTTCTAAATCTTCTGCCATTTGTTTTTTTAATTCAGGAGTTATCTCTACATCTTTTAATCCTCCTATACTCTTTAGAAATTTTATGTGTTTATCTACTGAGCTTTCATTTTCTATTCCCATATTGTTTTTAATTTAATTGTATTATCCCATAAGTTATTCTTAATCATCCACCATTTATAAAAGATAACTGCATTACTGATATCATCTTTAACACCTCTAAAGCTTTCCGCAAATAAAGCATAATCACTTCCCATTATAAATTGAGATTCTAACTCATCATATATTTTAGAGAATGGTTTCATTATAGATTGTGAACCATAAAACCATACGTCCGAAGGTCCTTCATCAAAGTATAACCAATCTGCTTGATATAACTTATCGTTTTGAATATCAGTTTGAAAGTTTATAAATTGTGCTGGTGTAGGATGCCCTTGAACACTTGTTCTATTTATTCTACCTAAATCAAATCTACTCTTAATTACTATATCATATTTCTCACCACTATTGTCCAACAAATCAAATGCCTGTTGAATTGAATAGAAATGTGATAGTACTGAAAAAGGAGGTCTACTAGCGTTTTGCAATCCATTTAAGCCCCTTTCGTTAATCAATGGAGTAAAATCCTTTTGTTGTTCGTAAAGTGATAATTTAGGGTTATATAAATCGCTTATTAAATTAGTTAATTCAGGTTGCCAGCTGTGTAAGAATACATCAACATCTCCTTTATCTAATATATGCTTTTTAATATAATTGTAACCATCTAAACCCAACGAAGTTGAATCAGTTGCTGAATCAAATAAACCATGTAAACATAATGCTATTTTCATATTATAATTTTATTCCTTCTTTACATCCAAATAGCTCATTCAAATAGATTCTTCGTGCTTCACAGCCACAATCATCTCTATCAAAAAATTTCTTAGCTATCCATCCGGCAATATCCTTACCGTGGCCTAATGTTATTACGTTGATTAATCCATCAACTATGTTTCCTAATTTAATTATGCACATTTCTTTTTGGTTTAGTTACTCTATAATAGTGTATTAGATTTTCATGTCTTGTCATATATTCTAAATTAGATAAACTATTATTATGTTTGTCACCGTCTTTATGGTTTACCTCTTTACCTTTAGGAATCTTACCTAAAAATGTTTCGGCTACCAATCGGTGTCCACGTCTCCATAATCTTTGCTTATTTGCTTTAGTTCCTACAAATAACCCATAGTATAAATAACCTGATGGATGAGTACGTGGTCTTAATACTCTCATATCTCCATTAGGATTGTATCTAGGAGATATCTTTGTTGTATAGATAATTCCTTCATCACTTGCGTAGTAATCAGGATATCCTTTTAATTCTTTAATGTTTGCCATAGTATGTATAAATATTAGTAGTTCAGTTTATTGTTGACATAAAAAAGAGCCGCACTAGGGATAATGCGACTCCATTTATAGAATAGGCTAGAGGAAGGATATAAAATGGCAATTAGATAAAAGACCCCTAGCTTACTATAAGTATTATTATATAACATTATTATTTTGTTTCTTCACTATTGTTTTCTTCTTCTACTCTAATGTAGTTCTTTAATTCTTCTGCTGGGATTTCAAAATCTACATCACCTACATTCGTTGCGTATGTTGCTGCTAACTTTGCCCAATCTAATCTTTCAAATACAAATGCCATTTCTTCTTTGGTAACTTCATTTGATTTCTTTGCTAAAATTTCTTCTAAATTCATATTATTGTTTATTTAATTTCTTTCTTAATATCTCCACTTCTCTATTAATTGCATCCAACTTATATGTTGTAGCAAATTTAGTTTCTAAATACTCTGTATCAAAGACATCTACAAATACTCTTTGCATTTCTTTGTGTAATTTATTCTTTGATTCATTTTGTGCTTTAGCTTCGTTGTACGCATCCCAATCAATAGTAGAATCCTTAACTCCTTTGAATGTAGGTCTATCTACAAACTCCTGTAAATCTTTAATCAAATCAGCTGCATCTTCTTTATCTAACTGAAAGGATAGGGATAATATAATTCCCTCATTTGTTTTTTTAACTTCTAGCATTTTCTTTCTTTTTTAATTGTTGATACTTTTCTTTTAAAAGCTTTTCTAATTTCTTTTGCTCCTCTATTTTAGATTGAAATACTATGTTTCTTACTGGGGAGTATTTTATACTTTGTTTCATTGCCATTCATTTACTTTGTAAAGATACGAAATATTCCTGATAATACCAAATTAAAATGATTTAAATACTTCATTTTTAGTTTGGTTTACTTTGTATGCTTTTAAACATTTCCATTGCTTAAAAGATAATTTTTTAGTACACCATGCATTTTCCCATACTTGGAATACAAAGTTTTCTTTATTAAATGAACCATCTTTATTTCTAAAATTTTCATCTAGTTTAAAAATGTCAATCAAAGAAACCATAAGCTCTCTAAATGTTTCAGCTGAAGTGTTTTCAAATTCATTTTTTAAATTTTCTTCAAATTCTTCTTTACTAATTAATGCCATATTTTTTTATTTTATTTTGTTTCTAAATTGCTTTGGACAGACCACTCTTTAGGAGAATTTTTATTCAGTATCAAGCTTTCTACGATAACTTCAACATTGATTAACTAAAGAGTGTCTACAGAAACATTAATCAATTCCATTACCAGTATTATTACTCATACCATTTGTGACCTGAAGGTTATCTACTTTCTATTTGAAAGATACAATGCCTCCGTATATCCTACATATTACTACATGCAGGTTGTTCAAGGGTCTATTCGTTTTAAAGTTTAAGGTGTTTTTAATTGCCATTTAAGTTTTATGTACTAATAAATACAAGCGAGTTTTTCCAAAACGGTGTAATTTATTAAAAAGTTATCCACATTTAAAAGAAGGGAGAGTATTCTTGGCAGTTACCCTCTCCCTATTCTTTTATTACTAACAACTATGAATAATGTAAAGATACGAATTATTTTTGAATTACCCAAATTTATTTATGTTTACAGTTATCATTATGCCATCTCCTAATTAATGGCAATGTAGTTTTATATCCACAATGAATACATTTTTCTAAAGTATTGTTTGGATGTTTTTTTGATTTAGCTGATATCTTACCTGCTTTTATTACAGTCCCATTTTCAACAGCTAATTTACCAGCAGCTTTACCACCATTAATAACTGTTTGTTTTTTCTTTTTCTCACTCATCCCAAACAATCCAGTACCATTTTTATAATTTTTATTACCACCAGCTTTTCCACCCTTTGAAGAAATACTTTTAAGTTGACCTGATATAACAGCATTATTACCATTTTCAATTCTATTTAATTGCTCCATAGAATATCTTTTATCATTTAAATCTTTTAATCCTTTGATTGGTATATTACCCCATTCAACTTTCTTTTTCATTAGTAAGATTTTACTTGGTTATTAACTAAAGTTTTCCAATTAGCTGGATGATTAGTTCTAATATCAGCTATCTTAATTGCTATACGAGGTGTTATCTCATGTAATGATTTGTAATTATCTTTAATATAATCTACAGTATCTCTAATAACCTTTTGAGTATATCCACCTTCTTTACCCTCACAATTCGTTCCTAACATATCGCATTCCTCAATTAAATACAAAGTGTATAGTAACTTCTCATTTGTATCTAAATACACAGGGACCACATTAAAACGAGAACCAATGGCATTCCAGTGATTCTTCACTTTAGATGCAATATCCTCAACAGTATCATTTGTAATCCAAATAATAGTACCTTGAAAATCAAATGAAGTTGGTACATCGTTTTCTCTCATTAATTGATTTGGAGATGCTTTAATCCAATTAATCTTTCTTTCTCCTTTAGTTACGTTTGTTGCTCCCTTTAACATATCTAAAATAGCATTTCTTTCAGCTGATGGTTTATGAATAATATCACAATCATCCAATACAACAACTCTACCTTTTCCTCTATTCATATATAATACAACATAAAGTGCTGCAGCTGATATAGAAGCAGCTTCAATCATTTCAACTCTATTAGTTGTTTTAGAATCTATAAATGCTTTTTTAACCCAATATGATTTACCTGTACCAGCATCACCTGATACTAATAATCCTTTAAGGGCTGAATACTTTGAACCCACAAATGATGTAGTCATAGTATGAACAGTATCAAATTTATCTATTACTTCATTTACTACCGGATTGAATTTATTTATTCGTTTCCCCATAACTTATTTTTTAATTTTATTTAATATAGCTTCGTACGCTTTTAATTTGCCTGTTAGGTATAATTGATTATCTTTATCATCTTTTAATACCTCTAATGAATGTTTAGTTATATTAATCTCTTTTGTTATTATTTCTATAATATTTTCCATAATTAATTGTTTGATTTTTGAATTAAACCGATAATTTCTTTGGTGTAAGAATTTCTATTCAAAATGAATAGATTTGTGTGTAATATACTTTCACCTGGTATTCTAGATTGAACTACAATATAGATTAATGGAATAGCTCCATTATTAAATTGAACATCTTTGAAATCTTTAATCATGTGACCTTTTAAATGATTTACCATCAAATGATGAAGGATAATTTCATTGTTTTGTTTGGTTAATTTTACTTTTGCCATTTTTATTTGTGGGATTTTTATGGAAATCTCCTAACCTTTAAGTTGCGGCCTAACTTATAGATTAGACCATTATTAATTGATACAGTACAAATATACGAAATATTAAGTAGTTTTCCAAATAATTTAGGGAAAAAATGTAAAAATTGTTTATTGAAAATCAACGTTTTACACATATATTTTATTATAATATCTAACTTATTGATTATCAATAACTTACAAATTAGTAAAAAATGAACAAAATGGGCATAAAAAAGCCCCAAAAAGGGGCTTTATACGCTTGTTACTTAGCTGACAGGTGCTTATTAACTTCCGTATTTAGTTTTTTATTTTAGATAATGGTACACAATTAGGGACTTCTCTACCATCCATATCTTTTGTTCCTACCTGTACATATCCTTCCCAACATGGGTCATTAGGTCCTTTCTCTAATGGAGCTAAATTAATTCCTTCGTACTTCTTTTCAAAATTTAGTTTAGATTGTACTCTCTTTTGTGGGTCTCCAAACTTTTGTTTAGATAATTCTTTTCTATCCCATTTTGAGTAGCAAATAGCAGCTGCTTGAGATTCTTCATATCCTGCTCCTATTTCTTCACTTATACAACGTGAAATGAATTCTTCCTTTACTTCACCCTCTTTTGGTTTGATTGGCATATTATTTGTTTTTATCGTTTATTTTTCGTATCTTTGTTAATATAACAATTAGTTACCAATTTGTTATAATAATAAACAAAGTTACAATGGGGCGCAAAAAGAATCCTAATAGTGTTTCTAACTATTTCAACGAATCAGTTGAAGAAGCTATTCACTTATATAATAAAGCTGAGACTGAGAGGGAGCGTAATAGGCTATTCTCAATCATATATCCTGCTCTCTCAAAAGTTTCAGAAGTCTTCTACAATAAAGTTAAACCTACTTACATAGAAGGTGAGGCATTGGAAATTCAAATGGATTGTGTAGCTTATCTAAGCGAAAGACTAAAAATGATTAAGGAAGGTAAAGGAAAAGCATTCTCCTATATGACTGTATGTGCTCGTAATTTCTATATCTTTTATAATATGAAAGGATATAAGGATATACAAAAGACACTGAGTTTAGACCTTTTAAATGAGAATTGGGATGTAGCTGATGAGTCACCTGAAAGATTAGATGAGATAGAACATACATCAGGCTTAATACATGCATTTGCTGATTATTTAGAAGCTAATAAAGATAAATTAACTACCTCAGCTGCAAGAAAGTTTGTACCTGTAATTGATGAGGTTATTAAATTAATGAGAGATGTTGATTCTATTGAAGATTTTAACCGTAGAGTTATAATGAATAATCTAACTGAAATAAATGGTGTCAAAATAGATAGACACTACATCACTAAAGTATTTAATAGAATTAGTTCTCACTATGATACATTTAGAAAGGAATGGGATAAAACAGAAATGGCTATTCCGTATTTAGAAAAACAAGAATTAACTCCAGAAGAAATAAAATATTGTATTGAAAATTATAATCCACTTCGTAATAGAAAATTAAGCGTATCTGGTTTTGCTAGGATTTTTGGTGTAGATGAATACACAGTTAGAAAACAATTAGCTGCAACTGGATTGTGTAAAGTATAATTACTTAATAATATAAGTTCTATTTTCGTATCTAAATCTGCTTACAGTCAATGTATCTAATGTTCTCCAATCTCCACCAGGGTAATCTCCCTGTAAGTTATACATTTCATTATTCTCTTTTGTCAATGATGCTTCAGTACCAACATAAGCTGCTGGGTCCCAATACATAGTATATCTTCTATTGTTACCTTCTTCAGTAGTGTACCAACAATTAATTGGATTATCACTTCTGCTTTCTCTTAACTTATTCATAAAGAAATTATAAGTTACTGCTTCAATAGCAAACTTCTCAATCTTTTTATATACTTTATTTGCATCCATTTCTATTCAGTTATAGGTCCACCATCAACATGTGCACTGCAACTTCTATTTGCGTTACATTTGAATTTAAAGAATTCGCAATATCCTAAATCACCGGCTTCAATAACATCCCAAGCACTATCACCACTAATTCCTTCGGCAATACACTCTAACATTTTTGATGTAATATTAAATGCTGCACAATTTCCACATATTTCACCTTTAGCTTCTTCAACAGGAACATCCCATTTAGCAGCAATTTTTTCCCAATAATCTCCAGGATTTTTAATATCTAATGGACCATACATTGCTTTATCAATAGCAGTTTGTCTATTAGTTAAATTTACTTCTATGTTTTGAGTTGCTTCGGGACAATCTTCTACTGCTAATAAAGCAGGTGCTACACTACCACTAGCTGCGGCGCCAGGGTAAGTTGTTGTTATTGATGGTTGTGCTTCATTCTCTTGCAACAAACCTAATTCTCTTAATTTGTTTCTACTATAAGAAAGTGCTGATTTACCACCCCAAAGCAAATATGCAATCGTTCCGCAAGAGTTCATATCACTTTCATCATAATATACTTCAGCTCTACTCAAAAAAGAATACATCCTTTTTATAGTTTCTAATGAGATAGGTTTGTTTTGTGCTAATTGTTGAGCTCTTAATTTACCTACTTGAGTTGCACATTTGTTACCATTTGCTTCGTTTAGTTCAATACCTCTCTTAGCATTATTTGAAACGGAACTACCATAGTCTGAATAGCTCTCCATTTCAACTCTTTTCTTTGTCTTATATCTACTATCTTTCTTAATTAGTGCTCTTATCTGACTTAATACTAAAGCCGCTTCATGCTCCTCTAAATCACTAATTTCTTTATTTAAATAATCTTGCTCTTTAGCTGCAGATACTAAATTGTGTCCGAATAAACCTTCAATACTGAAT